TTGCTCGACTTCTCCGGATTGAGTAGCAACCTCGCATACATTGCCAGCGTCTTTATTGGATTTGCTGTATCTCGCCTGGCAAACAAAGGCGTCGATATTCTGAAGGTTTCCCGACTAATTGGGCATTCGAACATCAAAACCACAATGGACGTTTACGGTCACCTGTTCGGTGAAGTGGTTGAGATGGATTTGGACTGAGTTATCCACATAGTGGAAATATTAGGGCGATCCACTATCTCCCCATTCTGCGCGGCCTCCGGGCATCAAATCGCAGTTTTCCCGAAAAAAAGGATATGCCGCATTTTTACCCCCTCTGATATGCCGCATTTGGCACCAGAGAGGACGCGGCCTGCACGCCAGAATTTACCGCGTGATACGCCGCACCCGGATCGGAGAAATTGGATTTTGAACAAAAAATAATCACATTGACTTAGGCGGAAGTATGGCTCCTAAAAAAAGCTTCAGAAAAGCCTACGTCGGTATCGTTATGGACATGGCATTAGCCCGTAGCAAAATCAGCAATCGGATGGTTGCTCAGCGCTTAGGTGTGGACGAGACGACGATCCGTCGCTGGCGTAAAGAGAATATCGAGTTTGAGCGCGCTTTCACTGAGGCTCGCGAAGCTCTCAGAGAGAAAATAAACCGCGTCGCCGGTAAGAGCCTGGACGTTCGTAAACGGAAGGTAGTCACCACATCTCCGGACGGTGTGAAAACCACGATTGAAGATGTGCTGCCCACGCACAACGATATTGCTGTCTTCTCGAAGGCGCTCGGTCTTGGTGCCAGCGTCTATAGCGATGAAGAGCGCCAGCGTGATGTGCTACGTGAGGTAATGAAACACAAAGTAGCCGGGAAATACACCGCACTAGAGGCGGCGCAGTTACTTGAGGCTGAGGGGATAAAGGTTCCTCCAACTCTACTCATGGAGCTGGAAGCACCGAAGATTTTCGAATCGTTCAACAATATGGACGAGGCAGCCAAAGCCGACGCGGCGAACCTGACCCCGCAGGAAGCAGCAGATATCTACAAAAAATACCTGGGCTGAAAATTGCAAAAACAGGCGTTTCGAACCGTAAAAACGCTATGCACTTTTTGACCCGTTTTATGCACGTTTTATTCATCCCGATTTGACCACTTTTCTGTTCAAAACAGCGGCTTCACGCCGTTTGCGTGATGGGTGCTGTTGCGCCAGTGCGGGTAACGACCATTATGTTAAATCGGGGCATTTTTAAGGAATTTTTCTGTGCCGATCCCATTCCCCTTCGATTTCAAAAAACCTGACTACACGCAGGTTTTCGAGTGGCGCATGGAGCGTCTGCAACGCATTCGCCAGAACCCGGAGGTGCTTCCGGCGCTCCGCCAGTTTTATCGCGATAACCCGGCTCAGTTCATTATCGACTGGGGCATGACAACTGACCCGCGTAACCTCGACTTCGGGCTTCCGGTCTCCATACCGTTTTTGCTGTTCCCGAAACAGGAAGAGTGGATCCACTGGATAATGGATCGCCGTAAGCAACTGGAGAACGGCATTACGGAGAAAAGCCGTGAGATGGGGCTCAGTTGGACCTCAATAGGGCTGGCCTGCTCGCTTTGCCTGTTTAACCGGGAAATGGTTATTGGCTTTGGCTCCCGTAAAGAAGAGTACGTGGACAGCTCAGGCAGCCCGAAGGCGTTGTTCTGGAAGGCGCGTAAATTCGTTGAACTGCTGCCCGTGGAATTTCGCGGTAGCTGGAATGAGAAAAAACACGCGCCGTACATGCGGATTGCGTTTCCTGACAGCGGTGCCGTAATCACCGGCGAAGCTGGCGACAATATCGGGCGCGGTGACAGAACCACCATGTACTTTGTCGATGAGTCAGCATTCCTGCAGCGCCCGTTACTTATCGATGCGGCGCTTTCCCAGACGACCCGCTGCCGTATAGACCTCTCATCGGTCAATGGCATGAACAACCCGTTCGCCCGCAAGCGGCATGGTGGAAAAATCCCCGTCTTCACGTTCCACTGGCGCAGCGACCCGCGTAAGGACGATGAATGGTACCGCAACGAGTGTCTGAAAATTGACGATCCAATTATCGTTGCTCAGGAACTGGACCTGAACTACAGCGCATCCACCGAGGGGATCCTCATTCCTTCTGAATGGGTGCAGGCTGCCGTCGACGCGCATATCAAACTGGGTATTCAGCCCAGCGGCCAGCGCCTCGGCGCAATGGATATCGCAGACGAAGGGAAAGACAAAAACGGCTTTTCTTGCCGCTATGGCTTCCTTCTGCAGAACGTTCACGAATGGTCTGGCATTGGCAGTGACATCTACGCTTCTGTCGTTAAATCGTTTGGGTACTGTGACGATTACGGTCTGGATGAGTTCCGTTTTGATGAGGATGGTCTGGGCGCTGGTGCGCGTGGTGATGCCCGCGTGATAAACGAGCTCAGGCAGGCTGAAGGCAGGGGAACGATAACGGCCACGCCTTTCCGTGGTAGCGGTAGCGTATTCGACCCTGAAGACGAGGCCGTCCCCGGCGACAACGGTAAAGCGGCGCGCCTGAATAAAGATTTCTTCGCAAACGCGAAAGCACAGAGCTGGTGGCATCTTCGCAAGCTATTTCGTAACACTTTCCGCGCGCTGAACGGGATGGATTATGACCCTGATGAAATCATTTCGATAAGCAGCGAAATCGAGAATAAAGACCGACTGTTGATGGAGCTTTCACAGCCAACCTGGTCGAAAAACGCCGTCGGTAAAATCCTCGTGGATAAACAGCCGGAAGGAACGAAATCACCAAACCTGGCTGACTCGGTGATGATCAACTACGCACCGATGGATTCCTCCCTCGATATCTGGTCCAGACTCGGAGCATAACCGTTATGGCGAAAAAAACAGGAAGAGTCGCCACTGCGGACTCTTACGATAACTTTGTTGCTCGCGTTGGCCTGCAGCAGCCAAATCAGCATGCAGCATCAACCTACCGTGCCAATTACACCAGCCGCAACCGTCTGCTGATGGAGTGGGCCTATCGTTCATCGTGGATCATCGGTGCAGCTGTCGATGCCAAGCCTGACGATATGACGAAAAAAGGGGCCAGGATCACCAGCGAAATCGACCCGAAGCGCCGGGGTATTCTGGAGGCCAGATTTGAAGAGCTGAAGCTCTGGGAAAGGCTTAACCTGGTACTGAAATGGTCAAGGCTCTACGGCGGCGCCGTGGGGTTAATCCTCATCGAGGGGCAGGCGCCGCTTACCCCACTGGTGCTGGATAAAGTAGGGAAAGGCAGTTTCAAAGGACTTGCCGTGCTCGACCGCTGGATGATTAACCCAAACCTCGGGCGCCGTATCAAGACTCTCGGGCCTGAGCTTGGTAAGCCAGAAACTTACGATATTGTCACTACAGCTCAGGGTATTCCACCGTGGACGGTTAACTACAGCCGGCTGATCCGCATGGATGGCATAACTCTCCCGTACCAGCAGGCCCTCACGGAAAACGAGTGGGGAATGTCTGTTGTTGAGCGTATCTTCGACCGCCTGACATCGTATGACAGCACGAGTGTTGGTGCGGCACAGCTCGCTTATAAAGCACATCTACGCACGGCAAAAATCAAGGAACTGCGCAAAATTATTGCAATGGGTGGAAAGCCATACGAAGCGCTGCTCAAACAAATGGACATGGTACGTCAGTTCCAGACCAATGAGGGGATGTCTCTCTTTGATGCTGAAGATACCTTCGAGACGCACTCATACTCGTTTGCCGGGTTATCAGACCTGCTGGGCGAGTTCAAAGAAGACATTGCCGGTGCCGTTGGTATTCCGCTGGTTCGTCTGTTTCGACAGTCGCCGAAGGGTTTTTCAACGGGCGATTCCGATCTGGCTAACTACTACGACGATATTGGTGCGCTACAGGAAAACACTCTGAGAGCACCGGTTCGGCTGCTTTATGACGTGCTTCATCGTTCTGAGTTTGGCGAGCCGCTGCCTGACGATTTTACATTCGAATTTAACCCACTCTGGCAGATGTCAGATGTTGATCGTTCGACTGTGGCCACCAATACCACTACCGCGCTGGCGACCGCTGTGCGTGAACTGGGAATGCCTCCTGCTGCCGCACTAACCGACCTCAGGGAAACGGCACGTGTGACGGGTATTGGCGCATCCATTACCGACGAGGATATCGACCATGCGAAGGCCCAGTGGTCGGAGGATGAATCTGAAACCAGCCCTCCGCCGACGTTCGGAAATACAGTACCGCAAAAGCCTGTTGGCGATAGCAAACCAGATCGGGGAAATCGTAGCAGGCTCTTACGATGGTTCACAGGCCAGCGCTGACAAAACCGCCAGCACCCTTGTGGACTATTCGGACGTCATCAGCGACTGGGCGGAAATGGTCGGTCGCAAAATGTTTGCCCAGGTCGAGCGCGAAGAGTGGAACCAGTGGCGATCTGTCTCAGAAGAGATTGCCGCTGGTCTGCGTGATGTGGTGGGTAACACTCCCGTCGGGCAGGTGGCGCAGGATATCGTTTATCGTCAGATCCAACTGATGAAGTCCCTGCCGCTGGAAGCTGCCGATCGCGTGATGGACATACAACAGCGTGCAATGCAGGCGGTAATCACTGGCGAACGTCCGGATCAACTCTACGAGATGATTATGGCCTCCGGTGACGTGGCCGCCAGCAGGGCGCAGATGATTGCTCGCACAGAGATTGGCCGGGCAACCGGCGCGCTGACACAGGCCCGAGCCCTTTCTGTTGGTTCAGAGGGCTACTGGTGGCGCATAGAAGGGGCCGGAACGCGCGATTCTCATCGCAAGATGAAAGATAAATTTGTGCGCTGGGATAACCCGCCGACGCTGGACGGTATGACAGGACACGCCGGATGTCTGCCAAACTGCAAATGCTGGCCTGACGTACAGATTCCAGCACCGAGAAAATGATATGGAAAAATGTAAGAAGCATGGGGTGTTTTTACGACCCCCGGTAGGGTGCTGGAAATGCTTTAATGCCATCCGCCTGGAAAGTCCAAAAGCTTTCTCCCCGGTAAAAGGCCCCAAAATTCCACCAATGAGAAAATAACGGAAAACGGCGTTTATCCTGTCTGTTTTGCCTGAAGCCCAATAGCGGTTAAATGTTATGCAAATGTTGCATTCGAAAAATCCGGTTTTCAGCCTGGTTAATCGCTACTTTTACAGCTTTGAGGGGGCATTTTAAACGAGTCCATTTTCTTCGGTACGGGTAAGAACCCTTATGTTAAATAGCCCGTTATTTTGAACATTTTTCCCATCTGACAGGGTCGCTAATGAGCGGCCTTTTTTCTTGCCTGACAACAGCAGGTAACCCATGAAAAAGAACATCTATTTCCTCAAGCTAAAGAACGGCGATATCGAGAAAATAACCGCCACCTATAACGGAATCTCGGCAACCCATCAATAGGGATGTTTAATGAAGCGTTTAGCCCTCTTATTTCTTGTTTTTATGTCGTATGGCGTGCTTGCTGCGCCCGTTTTGCGTTTTAAATGCGGCGACAATAACTTTGTTATGTATGTGAATGCCTCAATGACCAAACAGGCAGTCATAATGAATGACCAACTAACCGAAAATTCAGCCACTGACCAGTATCCGTACGGTGATTTGGGGGATTCGGTTGTCATAACATTTGATGTATGGGGAGAGAACGGTGGGATGCATAACCACTACACCACTGTTTTCCCTAACGATTCAAAAACTATTAAGCAAATAGTTCAGATTTTAGACGCAGATGATCGCCCTCGTGGTGATGCTATCCATAAGACCTGCACGAGAATGTAGGAATCTTATCGCCCCCCCCCTTAACCCGCAACTGGCGGGTTTTTTGCTTTCTGGAGCCTACTAAATGGCAGTATCTGACCAGACCCGGAGCGGCGACCTTGCCGAAACATTCAAATCAGAGCGGGAAACCACAAAGAATCAGATTCGCGTCGCTTTGCCTGGCATCGTTCAGTCATTCGACCCTGACGCGGTTACGGCGGTTGTGCAGCCTGCTATCCGTTCGGTTGAAACGGATAACGACGGGAACCGCATTACCAAAAATTACCCGCTGCTGGTGGATGTTCCGGTGGTATTTCCGCGCGGCGGGGGATGCACGCTAACGTTCCCGGTTAATGCCGGTGATGAATGCCTGGTGATTTTCGCCGATCGCTGCATCGATTTCTGGTGGCAGAACGGAGGGGTACAGGAGCCTGTCGACGACCGGGTGCATGATTTATCGGATGCGTTCTGTATCGTCGGGCCGCAGTCACAGGCGCAGAAAATCAGCGGAATCAGCACGGGGGCCGCTCAGCTGCGCAGCGACGACGGAAGTACGTTTTTTGAGCTCAACCCCTCTACTCAGAAAATCAAAATCGTAGCACCCGGTGGGCTTGATGTGATTACCCCTATAGCTGACTTCTCAGAGCAGGTAACGATTCACGGTTTGTTAACGTGGATGGGCGGCATGATTGGTTCCATCGCTTCCGGCGTGGCATCAACAATCACCGGCGCTGTTGAGTTTATCGGCAGTGTGAAAGCGAACGGCAAGGCAATCGACGATACACACACTCACGGCGGTGTCCAGCGCGGTAGCAGCAATACAGACGAGGTGAACTGATGCGATACAGGCGCGAAGATACCGACGGTGATTACACCTTTGGCAGCGGCGATGATACCTGGCTGATTAACTCGCCAGAGGCCGTGGCGCAGGCTGTGAAAACGCGATTCGAATTGTGGTATGGGCAATGGTTCCTCGATACGACAGAAGGGACACCGTGGATCCAGTCCGTACTCGGTAAACAGAAACCGGAAACCTACAACCTGGCGATCCGCAAGCGCATCCTCGAAACGCAGGGCGTTAA